CCCGAAGGGGGGAACTCTTCACGGAAGGATCCGTGTGACACACGTAGTGTCAAGTGTGGTGCTCACTTAGTACCTTGTTAGGCAAGGGCAGGACACGAAGGTCTTGCTGCCTTTACTGGAGCCAGACTTATGCCTGAACCTGATGAAAATGACCGTACTCGGTCACGTGACATTCCGACCTGTTGGTCGGGTGGTTCGTCGCTCATGACGCGGGTCTATTATTCAAGGCCTACCGTCACTGAAGTGATTCAGGAGCGACATGGGGCGGAGCTTTGCTCGAACCGTCAAGAAGTTATGACGGATAGAGTGACTCCGGGATTCTTCGATCTGCAAAAGAAGCCTCGGTTTCTGCTGCCGGTCAATCCGATGACCCACACGATCCCGTTCTGCCGTCAGGAGAACGTGGACGCAACGCACAGTGCTTACACCCTGGGCAAGTACGCCAGGACGGACATTGTGTCGTCGGGTCTGAACCCCTTTACTTTCGGCGATGGCTATCAGCCCCTCGCGGTGCCCGTTGGGACCGATTGGAATGCTGTGGCCGCCACTCTTGGCAAACCGGAAGTCCCATCGCTTGCCTATATGATGCAGGAAGCGAGAGCTAAGTGCCATGCCTCTGGGGTGGACATGCTCACCATGTTGGCCGAAATGAACAAATCGGTCGACCTTGTTACGGACGTTCACCAACGAACCCTGAGAAGGGCCCGGAAGGTGATAGACGCCGCTGCTAAGTTTAAGCGGGGGGATGTGAATCGGACTTGGCGCTATATGGGCCGAGCCGCACGAGTAGCAGACCTCCTAGCGTTAGCTGGCAGTATCTGGCTTGAATACCGCTTTGGTTGGCGGCTCCTCATGCAAGATATAGAATCGTTGAAGGAAATACACGACCGAGTCGTGAACACCTTCGACGTGTCCTATGCGCGAGGAACATTCAAGTTCGAGTGTGATCCTATCGATGGCGCTTTAGTCAGATATGCCTCTGCCAACACGAATTTCTATGTTGGCCCCAACGCCCAATGCACCGGAGTGATCCGGCGCCGGACGGAGGAACGATGGCATGCCGAAAGGACCATACGCGTAGGAGTCATGGAACAGTTCACTGGAAACCGCCCGTATTTTGGGGATTTCTTTGTGACAGGGTACGAGTTGATTCCCCTCTCTTGGGTGATTGACGCGTTCGCCAACATCGGGTCCGTTATAAAGGCCTGGTCTCCCATGATCTCCGGTCGGCCAGTCCATCAATGGATGGCCGATGAAACGACTTACGCGCTCCGACGTTCCGCTATCCCTAACGGCATTACGTCCGGATGGGTGGCTACGAGCGCGCCGACTATGCATGCCGATATAGGCATACTGGTCAAAACACGTACGCCGGTGGCCTTGCAATGGCCGACCGTTGAATGGCATCCCCGAGGTCCGAATGCATTAAAGCTTCTGGACATTGGTTCGGTGGTTGCCACCTTTGGTCGTTCCGTCACGAGATACGCCGAACGTACAATCCTTAAAATGTGACTATCATGTCACCACACGTTAGGAGGCTCCTATGAGTCTTGAAATGCCCGTTGGAATGTCATATGACGGTTCGCAGAACGTCGATTCCGTGACATTCGTGTTCGCCGATCATACGGCGGCGTCGCCGCACTTCGTCATCGTGGACCGCAAGGCCCCGGTGACTCGGAACGGTTCGACTGCTTTTGCTCAGTTCCGGAGTCGTGTCTTCCAAGACGCGATCCACCCGGATACCGGGGTCAAGAAGAAGTCCGTAACGGAGATTATCACTCGATATCCCGATTTCGCGGACCTCGCGGACGTGAAGGCCGATCTGGTCGTCTTGTCCACCCTGGCAGCCTCTGCCGACTATCAGTCGGCCGTGGAGAGTCTCATGCTCCCGAGGACGGTGGAGGAGGCGTGATCCCGTACTGGGACTTCGCTGTTTACCTCTGTTCGCCCCCGGCGTGGTCAGATGTGTTTCTTTATCACTGGCTACCTAAGTGTGAACCTCTGACGCTACTTGCGTCCAGTTGGTAACAACCCCCTAGGAGGTGTTCCCATGAGCAAACCCATTGCGCCACGTGGCAAAAATGGTCGACCAAAGGAAACGGATAGCCCGAAGGTCAAACTCAAAGAACTGTTCGACCAAGCACTGAAGGATGTCCTACAGTACCTGTCGCAGGATGTGATCCAGAAGCTCTTTTGGGCTTTGGACATGGAACCTGAGACACTACGGGATGTTCTTGACAGTTGCGTCCTCAAAGCAGAATCGTCCCTTGCGGACGGAGGATTTGAGGCTTATGCAGCTCTTCGTCAACTCCAGTCTCTGATCAAGAAGAACTTAGACTGGTACGCGCTTCCGCCCCGCGAACGCGAGGCAAGGTCGATGAACGGGTTCTTCGCATGCGAGAAAGCATGTGAGGTAACGAACGCTCGTTTTGACACTGAAGTGCGCAGCCCCAACCGCTCTGGAGCGGTGTTCCAGGTCCTCAACCTGGCTCGGTTAAAAGTACATGAAGTACTTGGGGAATTGACGGAGGAAAGGTACCTCGAGTGCCTGCAGAAGGCCGATTTTGGTCCTGGTGCCCCTTTTGTCCCAGAGATGGGATGGGAGGACCCCAAAGGTCTGCAGTATAAGATCGCGGGGAACCAGACATCAACGCGCGACGCGTGGCCGCACGCTCGCCTGGCCCTGACATTAAGTGACGGTTGGCTGGAATGCCTCCTGTCGGCTGGTGCCGAATTGGGTTGGGTGGACGAGGGCAAGATGTCGACGGCGCCTAAAAACGCCGTGATCAACAGGGTGATCGAGCAACAACCGTCACTGTTAGTATGCCTGCAAAAAGGAGCAGGTGCAGTGATGGCTGGACTGATCCGGAGTATCGGGATCAACCTCTCGACCCAGGAACGGAATCATCGCGCATGCCGTCGGGGGTCTCTCGACGGCGAGACAGCTACAGTGGACATGACGTCCGCGTCCGATCTGAACGCGCAAGCGTTGATCGAGTGGCTGTTTCCGAGCACCTGGTACGCATTCCTAGATGACATTCGTGTCAAATGGGGCGTTACCACGGAAGGCTATGTGTTTCGCCATCAGATGTTTTCAACGATGGGGAATGCAACCACCTTTCCAATCCAGTGCTTGGTGTTTTACGCGATAACCTGGGCATCCTGTTATATCGCTGGTGAAGATAGTAGGCAGATTCGTGTTTACGGTGACGATATCATATGTCCCGTCGGTGCGATCGGCCTGTTGTTTGAGACTCTGCGTTACTGTGGCCATGTACCGAACGTCGCGAAGACGCACGTGTGGGGCCCAATGCGAGAGTCATGTGGTCGGGACTACGTCCAAGGAATTGACGTTAGGCCCGTGTACTTGGAGAGTTGTCCAAAGACGGACTTCGAGGTGATGTCGCTTTTCAATCGGCTAACCTTAATGGCTTTTATGCCGCTTCCACGTACTCTCTCCTATCTGAGGAATCGGGCTCGGGACCTCACGGGTCCACCCGATCTTGGTTCGTCGCTCGATGAGGCGTACTCCACCATGTCTGGTGAAAGTACTATACGGCCTTACCGGGTGACCGGGGACGGATTTTATGAACCGTTACCCAGCCACACAGCGAAGTCGCGTCTTGGTGTCTCACTGGCATCAGATAGCTACTTTGTCGCTGATCCTCCTGCCCCGACGGGGTACTGTTCCGCAATTCAGTCGCAGTACTGGACCTTTCGGGGTTACCAGTTCCGGGCTGTACCGGTAGCAGAGTCATACTCGTCTGAGCTAAATTGGCGCGCGGTTTTATACGGCGTCAGGTTGTTGGAGAGCCGCCGGGGGTCACGTGATCTGGAAGATCTACGATTCCCAACCAGCGAACGGACGACCTTTGTACCAGAGAAGTATTGCTTCTGGTGGTCGGACGTGGCATCTGTAAGATCCCGATTACTCGAGAGACGTCACTGTTAGGTGGCGCATCGGTAACGGAAGTGGACTCACACATCGGCCAAGTTCGGGTCGGTGGAATTAGCCGTTGGCGTGGCTTCCAAGCCACGTTGGCGGCGTTTCGGATCAGGTAAACACTCCTGTGATTGTGAGTTGGAGGAAGG